GGAAATATAGACACATAACCTAAATTACCAAACTTCTCAGCTGAAGATTGTCCAGCTAATGGATAAAAATTGTACTTAGAAATAAATGGAACCCTCAATTCTCCTACAGTATCACAAGCAAGATCAACTTCAACTCTAGGAAGAGTTGAACGTTGTACTAAAGTATAAATATGAGAATTAAGATGAGCTGTAGAAACAGCATTTTCAGCAGCTCCTCCAGTAGGAGTCCACGTAACCATATACCTACCTTGTTGAAAAGGATTGGCATTAATAGTCAATCTAAAGACCATAGTTGCCCTGAAACCCAAGAAACCATCAAGTTTGTTAGAAACAGTATTGAAAGAGTTTATGAGTCCATAAGGCATCAAGTAGCTTCCAAAAGTTCCTACAGTATTAGCGGGTCCTAAATTTCCGGAATCAATAATAACCGGTTTTGCTAGAAACGCCTTAATATCCTGATTGAAATTATCAGAAGATGAATCATAAATTTGTTGAAGCATTTTAACAGGTTGATTAATAGTGGCAATGTTAACATTAGCATCATCATTGAAAAGAGTAGTGGCAGCTACTCGAGTGGTAGATTCAACGTCTACCTCGTTGGAAGAATAATTATTTCCCGCTTCCGTCGGGTTTGTTTGTTTATTTTCAGCTCGGGATTATAAGATTAGAGCAACCCGCATTGCTTCTAAAATGGTGGAAAATAAGTGTTTAGAAGGATCGCTTCAAAGGACACTGAACCTAAATAGGACCTTAATCCAATTCATAGCAGTGAAAGAAAAGTTTCATTCCATATTCTTTAAAATCAAGTTCACATGAAATGGTCGTCTTTGGGACTACCCCTTAAATAGTAGGGGTCACACACGATTTCTCGGCTTTCGTTTCTTTAAGGCAATAGACCACCTGGTGAAAGTCACCACCTTGCCAGTTTATACGTCATAGCGGACAGGAAGTCCTATTTAAAGGAAGAAAGTATCTGATTTCAAAACCAGATCTTTTCTCCTATTATAAGACATTATCCAAGGTTCACTAGGAGTAACAAAAGGCAAAGCTTTTGTGACTGCTGCGACTACTTTAGAAGAGAAATTATCATATTCCTCTTTACTATGCAAACTAGCTTCTCGGATAGCAATAATACAATTGTCTACACATATTCTATCAGAAGTAGAACCTCGTTTAGAAAATTGTATCATTTCTTCTAAAACAGAAAACCTAAGTGGAGCGACATATTGTAAGTATGTTTCATCCAACTTAAACTTACGTTTTAAAAACTCCAGTTGATCTAATCGTCGTGCTGGATGCACTAACAATGATTTCTTATCTTCTGGAGTGTAAATTAATCCCCATTGGGACATTAGTTCGGGAAGAACTAATTCATTAAATGAACTAAAATCAGGATGTACTGCAAATGCATTATCATCTCCTAGTAGGATTAATTTTACTTGGGTATTGAATGGTGGTCTTTCGATATTTTGAGTGTACCATGCACATCTAAAAGCTAACGAATTATACATAGTATTCAGCATAGCTGTTAAAGCATGTCCACTAGGTAGACTACCTTTCCAAGCATAAATTATACCCCTATATATATGTTGCGAAAATACTACAGATTCGAATAACATGCTTCGCATATGAGAATGTTCATCATTATACCAAATGTTGATAATATCTAGTAATTTATATTGCATAACAGGTATTTGAGAACCGTCAAAAGCAGTATAATCACCAGCACCTTTATTTACAATTTCCTTATCAGAACCAAAGGTGTTAAGATGTTTTGCTATATTGTCCCAATCCAAAGAATAAGGGTTGACACCAATAGCACTCTCATTAGCTATCATATTAGATTGAAAAGCAAGAGCGAAATCACCAAAATATTTCTTTACAACCAACAAATAGATAAAAGGACACCCTGAAAATAACCTAGTAGAACCAGATTTTATCTTTTCCCAAGAACGTCTTTCATCTTTCAAATTGTCGGTATAAATAACACTCGGTAAAATTCCATTTTTCATCTTAGAAATAAAAGTTTGCACTTCAGACTCTATTTCGTCAAAAACTTTATCCTTGACATCTTTATCAATAGCAGAATAATACTCTTTCTTCAGATTACGAAAACCTTGTATATTCATGGGAAATCCAGGACTAGTACTTGAAGTTAGCGATTTTAGTTCATCTAAAAAGTTACTACCATCCAAAATATCTCTAGTATTTAAAAGCCTAGTTTCATGCCCTATAGATAAATTCAATAACATTTCAGTATAATCGGTAGCAGCTTTATTTAAAATAAATTCATCCACTTCCTTATTAGGATTGTTACAATATTTCTTCAAAGCATTTTTGAAAGGATCTACAAGTTCTCCATCAACTAAAGTTGGTTTTAACATGGAATGACCCACATTAACTGGCCCAAACATACCATGTAAGGGAGAATGTACAATAGCGGATATGAGAACAGCATTGGGAGATCTTG